GGTCCATCAGAGTTAGGTGGTTGTCGTAGAAAAGTTTGGTATCGTCTCAATGGGCGAGATGCAACTAATGATAATGAATTAAAGTTGGCTGCCATTATGGGTACTGCTATTCACGCTGAGATTGAGAAGGCTATATCAGCACTTGACCCAAAGGGTGAGAAGTATTTGGTTGAGACAGAGGCTGAGTTTGAAGGAATGAAAGCTCATATAGATTTATATATACCAGAGACCGGAGATGTGATAGATTGGAAAACCGTTAAGGTAAAAAATCTATCCTACTTTCCTTCGCTACAACAGCGTTGGCAAGTACAGGTGTATGGCTACTTGCTTGAAAAGTCTGGGAAAGGGAAGCCCAAGACTGTTAATCTAGTAGCCATCGCCCGTGATGGTGATGAGCGAGATGTTAAAGTTCATTCAGAACCATATGATCCAGCACTAGCACAAGATGCTTTGAACTGGTTATCAGCTATCAAAGAGAGCGCAATTGCACCAGAGCCAGAGCGCGATCAAAGTTACTGCAGATTCTATTGCAAGTACTTTGATGAGTCGGGCAAGATTGGATGTACTGGTATAAAAAAAGAACTTATCAAAGAGGGTGAAGTATTTATAGACAACCCAGAGGTTGACACATCCGCTTTGAAATATCTACAATTAGATGCAAAGATAAAAGAACTTACTAATGAGAAGGAGTCATTAAAGAGTTCGTTAGAAGGATTTACTGGTCAGACTAATAGTGGTATCCAAATTAGTTGGAGCACCATAGCTGGTCGAGAGTCAGTAGATATCGATGAGGTTAAAAAACTTCTCGGTAATGTACCAATTAAAAAGGGACAGGAATCAGTACGATTAACTGTCAAACATAGTGGAGGTAAGTAATGGCTGCAAATGCAACAACAAAGATACAAGTTAACTACGGTAAAGATGGTTCACTTATAAATATTTATGCCGACAATGCTAAAGAATTAGAAGAACTGTTGGCAGCAGTTCAAGATACAGCGACTCTTATAGAGTCTGTAGGTGCTTCATTAGGTAGAGTTAATGTAGCTTCTAGTAATGGTGTAAGCGCTATTTCTTATGCTAAGAAAGCATTAGGTGCTACATCAATAGCAACAGATACTGATGGTGATGTACTTACAGATAAGTTTGGTTCTGTATATACATACAACAGAGCTGATGCACCTGATTGTGTTAATGGAAAGATGATACACAAGGCTGGTGTTAGAAAAGATGGCTCTCCATATTGGGCTTGGTGTGATCCAGCAGCAGGACCAAAGCCTGTACGTATGGGTCCTGGCTATGTAAAGGTTGATCCGATTTATCCAGACTCTGTATCAAAATTTAAGAAATAATTTATGCGGGTTCCTTGGGAATTTGAGAACCCGTTATGTGCAGAAGTTGGAATGGAAATATATTTCCCCGATATAGAAGATCCAAGCCATCGGACTCATACTAGAACAGCAGTAAGCATTTGTAATAGATGTCCCTATTTAGCAGAGTGTGCTGAGTGGGGTATTACCCAAGAGTATTTCGGTATCTGGGGTGGATTAAATGTTGATGAAAGAAAACGTATTAGATCTGCCAGAGGTATAACTTTAAAGAAGGAAGACGTTGCTTAATTTAAACAGGGCGTGGCGTGGGTCAACCACTAATGCAACACCACTACCTGACGTATGGGAAACTCTATCTAAAAAACAGATTAAGTTTCGCAGAGGTCAGGTATGTATGATTGCTGCTGCGCCCAATGTTGGTAAGAGTATGTTTGCTCTTATCTATATAATCAAAGCAAAGGTTCCTACTTTATTCTTCTCGGCAGATACAGATACTGCAACGGTAATGATGAGGGCAGCAGCCCACTTATCAGGACACAGCCAGATTATGGTGGAGAATAACTTAACTAGTAACCGTCATTACTACGATAAGCATCTAGGTAATTTAGATAGCATACAGTTTGTCTTTGATTCATCACCATCATTAGATGATATTGAGTTAGAGATAAAGGCCTATGTTGAATTGTTTGGAGTTCCACCAGAGCTGGTTGTAATAGATAACCTAATGAATGTGGCAGCAGAATCTGATAATGAGTGGGCAGGACTTAGATCTATTATGGTGGAGTTCCACGATATGGCTCGTAAGACTGAGGCTTGTGTGATGGTATTGCACCACGTCAGCGAACAAACAGAGTATGGCAAGACCACTGAACCACCTGCTCGTAGAGCAATTCACGGTAAAGTATCTCAATTACCGGCACTAATACTTACGCTTGGCTTTGATCCATACAATAAAGTATTAAAGATAGCTGCAGTTAAGAATAGATTTGGACCGCATACTGCGGATGGCTCTGACCACGTTGGTTTATTTGTTAACTATGAGGTATGTCAGATCAGTGATTCAGATGCAATGGGTAGAATGTATAGAAGGGATGCTATTTATAGTGACTCCAAAATACAATAAAACTAAAGGTGCAAAGTTTGAGACTGATGTAATGAAGTGGTTTAGGAAGATGGGTCTAGTAGCTGAGAGGCTACGTCTATCTGGCGGTGAGGATGAGGGTGATCTAGTAGTTATAGTCGCTGGTGAAACTTATATCTTTGAGTTAAAGAATACTAAGAAGTTAAATCTAAAGGAGTTTTGGGATGAAGCGCAAAAGGAAGCTGCTAATTATGCTAAGCATCGTAGCATTAATCAGCCTTTATCTTATGTACTATACAAAAGAAGAAACGCAGGAATAGAAAAGACTTGGGTAATCCAAGACCTAACACAATGGCTAGAGGATAAGCAATGACAGAAAATGTAGGACTAACATTAAGAAAGACTAAGATAGGACTACCAGAGAATCGTAAACGATTACAAAGTGCTGGTGTGGAGAAGGCAAAGAACTCATCATTTGATGAGGGCTATGGTGCTGGGTTTAAAGCTGGCATTGAATACGCTAAAGGAATTGCAGATGAGAAAATCAAATCTGAATCTGTATGACGGCATTGGAACTTGGAAACGAAGACCAATAAGAGCAGGTAAGAAAACCTATATGCCATCTCACAAGAGATGGGGAAAGATAACGGTAACAAAAATGCCAGTACCAGAAGGAGTAATAACTACAACAGAGATACTACAACCAGTACCAAAGGTGGTAGAGGAAGAGGTAAAGGAGGAAGAATGATTTGCGATCTATGTAGGACAGGTGGCGAACTGAATAAGGCTGGTCAGTTCAAGCGAGCTTTTACTATGCACAAGAAATGCAAGGAGGAGTGTGGATGTCAGCATCAGACTGGTCCAGGAGTAGGAAGTCGGGCAAAAGAAATGGCAGAACCGATGCGAACGCAATACCCATTGGAGTAATAGTTGCACATTATGGCGGTGAGGTAAGGGAAGGTAAAAATTTACCTGTAAGGTGTGTATTACATAACGACAGTAGGAAAAGTGCAGTAATAGATACGAAGGATAATTTGTACTATTGCCATACTTGCGGTAAAGGTGGGAACGCAGTAAACATTATTAGTATCAAAGAGAATATGGAGTTTAAAGATGCTCTCGCCCGTGCAATTGAAATCATCACTGGAAGCGGCGGTTCAATACAACAAGGATCTAAACGAAGAGGCGGTGGCATTTCTCGCAGGTCGTGGGATATCTAAAGAGGTAGCTGACCAGTACCAACTGGGTTATATAAAGCAACCTACTGCAGGTCACGAGCACTATAAAGGGTGGCTATCCATACCTTATATGACTGTGATGGGACACTGTGTTGGCTTTAAGTTTAGAAGATTAGATGAGGGCAAGCCTAAGTATGGAGCACCACTAGGGCAGAAGGGTCATCTATATAATGTTAGCGATATTATTTTATCTAGTGAATACATAGCAATATGTGAGGGTGAATTAGATACGATCATTGCATCAGCAGTATTAGGTATACCAGCAGTGGGAGTACCAGGAGTACAGGCTTGGAAGCCACACTTTACAAGAATGTTTACTGGCTATGGCAAGGTTTATATTATCGGTGATAATGAT